CAGGATACGGCACTGTGCTGTGGGACTACTTGTTTGAACCACAACTGGAAGAATTACAAACAGCCATTGAAAGAGAAGTTCAGCGAGTGGCCGGCGGCGACCCTAGGCTCTACATCAGTGACATCCAAACTTTTCCCCAGAACAACGGTATTTTGATACAGATAGAACTAACTGTGGTTCCCAGCACTGATGCTGAACGTTTGAGTATTTTCTTTGATCTACAACAACGTAACGCATCCTATGTATAACTAAGCCGTTTTTGTTGCCCATAAATAAAAGACTGAGGCACTAATAAAATGGCAACCACCACAAGACAAACCGCAATATTTGGAGTTGAGGACTGGAAACAGATCTATCAAACCTATCGCGAAGCTGACTTCCAAAGTTATGATTTTGAAACTTTGCGCAAGAGCTTTATTGACTATTTGCGGTTGTACTATCCCGAAACGTTCAACGACTTTATTGAATCGTCGGAATACATTGCCTTGCTGGATGTTATGGCGTTTATGGGCCAAGCACTGGCATTTCGCTCCGACCTAAACACACGTGAAAACTACATGGACACGGCCGAGCGTCGTGACAGTGTGGTTCGTTTGGCCAACCTAGTCAGCTACACTGCCAAACGCAACACAGCCGCACAGGGCTTGCTTAAAGTTTTTTCAATAACCACAACAGAAAACGTAATTGATTATCAAGGCGTTAACTTGAGCAATGTCACAGTGAACTGGGCTGATCCTACCAACCCTGATTGGCAAGAGCAGTTTACCACCATTATCAATGCCAGTTTGGTCAACACTCAACGAGTGGGCCGCCCTGGCAACCGTCAGACTATCCTGGGCGTGAGAACAGACGAATATGGTATCAACTTGGTACCTGGCTATTTGCCCATTGTGCCTTACACAGCCACAGTAGACGGAGTGACCATGCCGTTTGAGGCCATGACATCCACATCAGTGGGCGCAGATTTTCTGTATGAGCCAAGCCCACGAGCCAATTCACCATTCAATGTGTTGTTCCGCAATGATCAACTGGGCTTTCAGTCAGCCAACACCGGCTACTTCTTTATGTTCAAGCAAGGTGTACTACAGAACCAAGACTTTAACTTGGCTGAAAAAGTCAGCAATCGCACGGTAAACATCAACATTGAAGGTGTCAACAATGAAGATCGTTGGTTGTACCAGTTGGACAACCTGGGTAATATCAATCGCGAATGGGAATACACAGAAAACATCTATGCTGCGGCAGCTGAACAAATTGGTACCAGCCTGCGCCCTATCTACACAGTGACATCACGCACCAATGATCAGATCACCATGGTGTTTGGTGACGGCGTGTTCTCAGAAATTCCAGTGGGCACATTCCGTGCCTATGTTCGTGCATCAAACGGATTGCAATACATTATCAATCCTGAAGAGATGCAGAGTGTGACTATCCCCATCAGTTACATCAGTCGCAACGGCAATCTTGAGACCATCACATTCACCTGCGGTATCACACGACCTGTGAGCAATAGCCAGGCACGTGAAACCATTGATCAAATCAAACAACGTGCGCCTGCACAGTACTATACTCAAAACCGCATGGTCAACGGCGAAGACTACAACCTCTTCCCGTACACACAATACAATTCAATTGTAAAAAGCAAGGCCTTGAATCGTGCCTCAATTGGTACCAGTCGTTATCTTGACCTTGTGGACAACACCGGCAAATATTCCAGCACCAACAGTTTTGGCGCCGATGGCGGATTGTGGGAACAAAATATATTGCCTACTATTTTGTTTTCCTACACTAATCGAAATGAAATAGCAGATGTGATTGCCAATCAGGTACAGCCTGGCTTGGCTGAAGCTACCATGAAGCAGTTTTACTATGCTAATTTTCCAAGAGTAACTGAATCCACTCTGCCCACATATGGTGCAACCACCTGGGTGCCAGGTGCTACCTGGAATCAGAGCACTACCTTGGCCAATGAAACCACCGGATATTTTAGAAATGCAGTGACTTCAGCAACGTGGCCCAATGGTACTCCAATCCCAGTGGGATTTACAACCACTACCAATTTCAAGTATGTGGCTGTGGGCAGTTTGATAAAATTTGTACCACCTGCTGGCTACTACTTTGACGCTAATAATAAACTCAAGCCCGGCACACCCAGCCGCGCAGACGAAACATTAGAAATTTGGGCCAGTCCCCTGAGCATACAAGGCACTGGATACAACAATGGCCTAGGAAATCTCAGTTCAGGCGCAGGCCCTATCACACTGAATAATTTTATACCAACTGGTGCCCTAGTCGACACTATTATTCCACTGTTTGTTTCAGACTTGCCACTGGCATTGGAACAGGCCATGGCCGAACAAATTTTGCTCAATCGTAACTTTGGCATTGGCTATGACAGCAACGGCGACATCACTGGAACTCCCTACAGCTGGTACTTGATTACCAGTACCAACCTAGCTGCCAACAGCACATGGAGTCAAGCCAATGCAGGATCCACCACAGGCACAAATCAAGATGCATCATGGTTGATTCAGTTTGTGGTGCAAAATCAAAACTACACAATCACCTTCCGTGGCCTGGCCTATTACTTTGGTTCAGTGCTGAGCACACGCTTTTTCTTCTATGATGGCTCGCAAATTTACGACTCACGAACTGGCACAGTGATCAAGGATTACATCAATGTTCTGGCAGTAAACACTAGACCCGACTCTACAGACCATTTGTCCGGAGATGTTGTCATGACTATTACTGGACAACCAGTTGAATCAGACGGATACGTAGACGATTTCCAAGTGCTGGTCAGTTACCGTGACAGCGACAATGATGGCGTGCCTGACAATCCTGACTTCTTTAATGAGATTGTTGCGCCTTCTGTAGACCCCACACAAAAGTACATATACCTACAAAAAACTGTGGACTTTGACAACCTACAACGTTACCTGTTGGTAGCACAGGGCGAAGTTGTGAGTGACTACGCCACTTTAGATGATATTGAGTTGGCCAAGACTGAGTGGACTCCGGGACAGGTATTCTATGCTTATACAGACGAGGCATTTTATCAATTGAGCGTGGGTGCTACTGGCCTTCGTACATTGATTGATGTAAGCAACGAATGGATTGCTAGAACTGGTCGTCAGTCGTTGTACTTCCAGTATCGACACAACGCACCACTGACCACCCGCATTGATCCAGGTACCACTAATATTATTGATCTATATGTGGTTACTTTGGCCTATTATACTGCATATCAAAACTGGATTCAAGATACCACAGGCACTGTGATTGAACCTGACGTGCCCAGTCTTGATGAATTAAGCACCACTTACCAAGGCCTACAGAATTACAAGATGCTGAGCGATAATATTATTTTGAATAGCGTTGTATTCAAACCCTTGTTTGGACAAAAAGCTGCACAAGATTTACGTGCCACTATCAAGGTTATCAGAGCCAGCGGCTCAACCGCTAGCACAAGTGAAATTAAAAGCGCCGTGGTTGCTGCAATGAATACATACTTCAGTATTGATAAATGGAACTTTGGTGATACTTTTTATTTTAGTGAGCTAGCCGCATACTTGCATAGCAACCTAGGAACCATTATCAGTTCAGTGGTGTTGGTGCCGTTGAACTCACAAAAATATTTTGGGGACCTGTATGAAATACGTTCGGAGCCAAATGAAATATTTGCTAACGGTGCTACTATTAATAACATTGAAGTAATTGAAGCATTGACCAGTACCAACTTGCGTACTGCCCCTGGTAGTGGAGTAATTTAATGGCAACAGTTCGTAGTGTAGATTTTCTTCCTGAAATTTTTCAGACTGATGCCAATAAACAATTTTTAAGAGCCACCTTGGATCAGCTGATCCAAGAGCCTAACTTTAGAAAAACACAAGGTTTCATAGGTCGCTCAGTTGGTCCAGGTGTTGACCCCAACGACAAGTATGTGGTTGAACCCACAACAACCAGAGCCAATTATCAATTGGAACCAGGCGTGGTCAGCCTCATACCTGAAACCAGTCAGATTCGTGATGCCATCACTTATCCTGGCCTAAACGACGCCATTGGATTTCAAGGTGGTAACGCCACTCGTCCAGATCGACTGTACTCGAGCGAATATTACACCTGGGATCCGTTTGTAGATTTTGATGCGTTTGTAAACTTCTCACAGTATTTTTGGGTGCCTGGCGGACCTGACACTGTGGATGTGGCCGCAACTGGAGTGTCCACGTCGGATAATTTTGTAGTTACTCGGGCTAATGGAGTTTATACTTTTTCCGGCGTTAATGGTGACAACCCTATTATTGAACTGGTACGTGGCGGCAATTACACTTTTCAAGTGGCTCAGAACAGCACAGAAACAGTCAACTATCGAGTGAGAAATTCAGGCACATCAGCCTATGTGATTGATTTCCAAAACAACCCTAGTCTTACATTGGCTCGCGGCAACACCTATGTGTTTAATTTAACCTTAGATGGTTTGTTCCCGTTTTGGATCAAGACTCAACCTACCATTGGTACTGGAGAAACCTACAGCCAAGGCGTCAGCCGCAATGGTGCTGTTACTGGCTTGGTAACATTCACAGTACCTCAAGACGCACCTGATACCTTGTACTATGCAGCACAAAATCAAGCCGGCATGCAAGGCACGTTGAATATTGTGGATGGTACCCCAGGAACAGGACCAGGATTCTGGATTCAGACAACTCCAGGCGTGTCGGGCACGATCACTGCCACGCCTAACATATCCAGTAGAGATATACTGGGGGTGACCAACAACGGTGAAGATTTAGGTACAGTGGTTTTCAATGTACCAGCCAAAGATGCACAGAGTTTTTACTACAACTTGACCAGTATTGGCACAGTTGATTTGGTAACAGACATGCAGTTTGCACAAATCAACAATCAACCTGTCAGCGAATTCATTAGTCAATACAATGGCATTGACGGAATTACAAACCTTGATGGACGTACTATAATTTTTACCAATCCCGTTGAAGATGTTCAAGATGGCGGTTGGTATCGTACCAGTTTCTTTGATCCACTCATAGACGATGCATCCAACGTGGGTGTGGCCGGCAGCTACGACAGCGTGCCTTATGATTATACTATTGATATTACACCCGATCAACGCTATCAAAAGTATCAAATCAGCTATGTGAATATTGCAGGTATTGTGTACATACAAGTGAACAAGATAGCTGATATTGCACCGTTGGAAAAATTCACTATTGGGTATGGACTAATCTACAGTAGTACTCAATGGTACAAAGATGCCACTGGCGAGTTCAAACAGATTCCTTTGTTGTCCGCAGTACAAGATACCTTGTATTACCAAGATGGAACAGATCCAGAAATCTTTGGACGTATCAAGTTAATAGAACAGACACAAACCAACATTATCTATGTGGACGAAATCTTAGGGCGCAAAACCTATACTAGTCCCAATGGTGTGACATTCAGCAACGGGCTGAGAGTTCGTTTTACTGGTGATGTATCGCCTGCTAGTTATGGCTCTGGGTCATCCTCATTTGAGTACACCGCAACTGAGGCTGGCACAAACTACATTACCTACAACGATTCTACTGACTTGTATGTGGGTCAACAGGTGGTATTCTCCTCACCATCATTGGGGGGACTCAATGCAGGCCAGACCTATTATGTGAGGTCAATTGCAGCCAACGGCCTCAAATTCACAGTGAGTGCTGCAGAAGGCGGCCCTGCTGTGGTGTTGGCAAACGGTACAGGAGTGGCCGCAGCCACAGCAATCAGCAGTAGAGAATACTACGTGAGTGGTGTGGGCACTGCAATTGAATTACTGCCTACTGTGAATTATGTTGTACCAGAACTGTATGTGGAAGATGCAGACGACAGTACAATATCCACAGAACCAGGACAACCAGATTACCTGACCATTGATCGTGCCAGCAAAGATTTAAATGCCTGGACTAGAAGCAATCGTTGGTTCCATATTGACGTACTCAATGCCACCGCCGACTACAATAACACCACCGCGGTGCTGGACAACAACTACCGAGCCAAGCGACCAATTGTGCAGTTTAGACCTGGCATGCGCCTGTGGAACATGGGCACTGAAGGCAAAGCACCGATTGACATTATTGACTTTGAAGAAACAGATGCGTTTTCTAATATTGAAGGGTCTACCAGTTACAGCACCGACGGCTACACCTTTGTAGAAGGCACCCGAGTTATTTTTGCAGCAGATGAAGATACTTCGGTGCGCAACAGAATCTATATTGTGAGCTTTGTTACTCCAGACACTGTTGCTCCTTTAATAGCACAACCTATCATTACTCTCACCCAGGCTCCTGACGGATTGGTATTACTAGACCAATCCACAGTGTGTATTAGTGGCACCAGTACCGCGGGAAAAACGTTTTGGTATGACGGAATTGAATGGACAGAAGCGCAGCAAAAAACTTCAGTACAACAGGCTCCGTTGTTTAATATCTACAATCCCGAAGGCGTGAGTTTTGGAGATGGTACTCAGTACCAATCAACTACATTTGCAGGATCAAAACTGTTTAGTTACGCGGCGAGCGACACAACTATTCTTGATCCAGTACTACAGTTTCCTCTCAAGTACCTGAACATCAACAACGTTGGTGACATTGTGTTTGACAACAACTTATACGTTGACACATTCTTGTATGTGGTTGACAACGTTAGTATCACATCAGACATTAGTTCTGGATCTGTCAGAGAATACGCCACTCGAACTGATTATCAGAAGTTGATAGGATGGCAAAAGGCCGCAGTGGACCAACAACTTTACCAGCAGTTTAAATTTTCATACACAGGCGCCACGCTCAAACTAGATGTGTCAGCATTGGCTCAAAC